TGTTACAAAAATAACTTTGAAGCAATTAAACTAATAATAGCGTTTTCAGACTCGCACGGAGTTTAAACTCATATAGAAATATGAGACACGACATCGACCATCGTGTTTTAGAAAAGATTTATAGGTCTTTCCACCTATTGTATTATTTTGATATGGGTGTCATCTGAATAATACATCAGGATTTGTTAGGTTTACTCCCTGTATATTTTAAAGAAAATATACTAAACTATACAGCCACTGGTATGGAATTGTAAACATATATTACAGGCACATTCAAAAAGAATACCAGTGAAAAATCAGTACCACATGACACATACATATCCTGATTAAACTGAAGATCATTTGATGCACCATTTATATATTCAACAGTAGCCATAGTAACAAAACTGTCTACATCAGTTTCATCTACTGAGGTTCCTTTAGTTCGTGACATAACATTATTACCTAAGAACTTGAACCTACTGTAGGAAGGTAAAGAAACTGTAGCTCCAGCCAAATTTTTCTGGGATAGCAAACTTGTCCCACTCATCCCCATACTAAACACATCAGAATTAACAAAATCACGTTCAAAATTGACTGTTTGAGAAATGGCAGAATACTGTCGCACAAGGTTATCAGTGAAATTTGAATGTATTTCGTCACTTCTCGCCACTTCCAGTGATAATACATCTGTAGGAGTATATGGATGTATCACATAATTATATGAACCACGGTTTCCAACAAAACATGTGGAGAACCAAGTTGTGTAATTCCAAGCCACAAAATTATAAGGATGTGTCGTAGCAACTGCAAGACCTGTCGCTTCATTTATACCACTAGGATCAAAACCAGGATACATTGGTAATCTACCCAACGTAGAATAAAAAACACAACGCAAATCCAATGTATATAATTGGTCTCTCGATAATCTTAGGTATCTCGCCTTACGACGCATTAATGTTCTTAGTGATGATATAGACTCACCCATGTATACCAAATTGATATTATTATCAGCTACTGAAGGTTTGACTCCCAACTCGTACATTGAAGTATCATCATCGTAACAATCACCTTGGACGACATATGGACTGTGTTTTGATGATATATCTACTGGACAAGAGAATTCCAAATTATCAGCACCACGTACGAATACCAAAATTTTTATATCTGCTGAAGTTACAGGGCTTGTTTGTTCACTTAGAACACGCATTGTTAGTGTACCATTGTGAAATTCCCCAATACCACCAGTATTGACATCACTCTGTTTAACCTGATTACCTAGATGAGGTGAGGTTTTTAGAAAACTCGTTGGTTGTGTAAATGGAACAACAAATTCTACATCATTTTCTTCTGTGATATCTATGATTCTTGTATAAGATTCTGTAGTGTAATCACCCAGTGTACCGATATCTCCAAAAGGGGACCAATTAACTCTCACTCTTCCTCTATGATATTTAGTACAAATAAACTTGAATCGATATATAATATCACCACGCCAATACTTAAAGCATTTGGCCACATGATTCATAGGTGTGCCATAAGTGACTACAGCACCAGTTATGACTTCTGTTCCCATCAAATTAGGAGTAATTTTTGAAAATATTAAACTTGATCCTGATACATCAGTAGCTGCCCATGTTGAGTTGAAAATATATGATTCACGAGTTACGAAAGAAGATATAACTAACTCATCATCAACATTGGCTCCGGCTATCTTTGGATCTATAGACAATTCATTTTTAGAATCAAGAGTAAGTTTTTCTATAGGCATTCCAATATCTGTAGCGGCCAAATTGGGAAATGCTTTAGGTTGAAAAGCATGTACATCATCTATCACCGGAACATCAGTATAGCCAAACAGTGCGGCTATGTCAGCAACAGCACCTGCTGCATAAGATGTAGCTGTTGCAAATTCACCAATTATTGGGAGTTGTGATAGTCTGCCTGCTGCTCGTGCTATGGCAGAAGCTGGTTTTGATACAGTACCAGCATGAGAATATTCATCAGAACCTTGCACAGCTAATGATGGAGTTGGTCCAGCGACCTCAACATCTTCAGCCCAAGCATACACAACTATATTGATATTATCAGATACAACACCATTAGCATTAGCTAAGGCATCGAAACTGTTCATATACATTATACCCATGTTTGTTAAATCAGTATCACTTGTGGCATTCAACCAATTTTTATGATATAAAAAAGGTAATACCATCTCTCCTCCTTGACTGTTTTGCGGATACAGATAAATATGCGGTCTTTGTGAAAAGGGTATGTTCTCTAATCTATCTGAAGCAGATAAAACTACAGGTGCTGGGTTGAAATTAGGCATAGGTTGATAAGAACATAACACACAACCATAATAAAAAGGAGAAGCATTTATTACGAATTTTAGATGTAAATTACATCTTACCATATAATAATTATCTAATTTACGTTTAATTGATGCTTTGGAAAAATAAAGATTCCAAGGATTGAAATTATGAGACGCGGCATCAATAGTGTTACCCACACCCCACTGTGTGGAGTAAATCTGAACAGGTCTATTCAAAAACTTACCTAACTCTATGTTCTGAGAGTTATCAACTTTTAAATATGACATAGGATGTGGAATCGAACTTATGACATTGTTTGGTGGATCTGCGAACCCAACATTCTGTTCAACCGAATCATCAGTAGTTGATGATGGTTTCATATCAATACCATCATCCCCTTGAACCTTTAAATGAACGCTGAGTAAAGATTCGTGATTATAGCTATTAAAGCTGCTATAGCTTGCAGAGTTTTGACATGGGACTCCGCTACATCCCGACAAATGATTAGACATTTGAATATTTTTATTTTTATTTTGTATTTTGACATTCAACATAAATTTAGACCAACTGTCCTGTATCTTTACCACCGAAGTAGTCTTACAGTCATAAGACTCACACCCTATCTTCTCACTACGATATTGTGAGAACGCATTAGATAAGGTTTCCATACAGACACAAGCGCTACACTTGTGAGTTAGACAATTCTTTTTAAATAACATAAAGAGGACGATACTTTACATTTTTATACAGACATGAATTGAACAAATAATCTGTCCTTCAATTATCTACTCCGATACCGAAGTAAACTTCAAATGAATCCGCGTGACGCGAACTTCTTTTGAAAGACTCACACAATTCCTCGAAGGTTGGAAATGTGCTTTCCTCGACCCAAAGATCCCAATTAAGATCTTTCACCAGTTGTTTGAAAAGCAGTAACTTTTCTTCAAAAGTCTCCCTACCATAAAAGAAATATTCTCTTAAGGCTGTGGATATAACTGCTATTCCCTGATATTCCTCAGTTACGGATTTTGATCTATTCCAGACCATCAGCATCTTTTCGATGGAATCGTGTTCCAAAGGCGCCACCATACAATTTAATGTTTCATCTTTTTTCCACTTACGTTTTAAAAAAGATGCATCATCAATATGTATAAAAGGAACACTTTCAGCCTCCTTATCAGCCATAGTATAAACTATGTCTAATTCAGCAAAAGTGTTAGCGATTGCAGTATGATTAAACCATTTGGTGTTTTTATTTACGGACATAATATTATCATCGCCATAAGTCATCAAACTCACATTATCCTTAAATGAACTAACATCATTGTCAGGATGTAACATATAATAAACATAACGCATACGAATACTATTGACTATACCATTAAGTATAACAGTTAATGGATTACCAGACGGATTAGATCCATACAATTGTACAAGATCCCCATTAAAATCTACTAAGGCAAAAGCAGTATCTTCTGCTATGCAACGAACAATTTGTATATCCTCATCTGTATAATTATCAGACAATTTTAAAAAATGGACAATTATATCAAAAGCTAAAAGAATTTCCTTAGGGCTCATTTTCTTATCAAAAGCTTTATAATCACCAGCAACTATATTTTCAGGACCATGTTTAATTATATAATCATACATTTCTTGCCACTCGATAGACTGAGCTATTGTACCAGGTGCAGCTTCAAACGATAATCGCTCATTCTGCAATAATCGAGTAAAACTAAGAAGATATTTTCTGACTACTATAGTCCAATCAAAAGGTGCTCCTGTAAAAACTCTTGTTTTACCAATAGATGCTTTTTTAAAAGATACAGGTTCGTCTTTCAAGTGAGCACAGAAATTAGGATGTGCTCTTTCGTTCCGTTTATAGGTTCTTAAGATATCATCAACGCGATCCATTATCTCATCGTTAACCTCGACAGGATCTAACATACCGTGTAATGGTGGTATACTTTTCATAAAAAATTTTTTACTCATTTTCCAAGGATTACCAGCACTAGTATTTCTATTAATCTTATCAATATAAGCAACTTGAGCTCCATTTACAGCCGTGAAATCATCTAGTGGATGTAGCATTTCTTTTATCTTGGTCATGTCAACACTCTTCATGACATCGTTGATATAACCTTGCGCACACAAATCTAGTATACCAGTGTCCAGGCAATTGATAGGTTCAACTAAATCTTTAGCCGCTATATGCCACGGCACCCAAGATCGCATTTCAGGCTTAGTGTATTTCACACCATAATCTTTATCCTGAAGAAATTCACTCATGGGTGTTTTAGTTACGCTAGACTTGCTTTTACCTCTAAAATCTGTAAACGAACCATAAACATCAATATTACCAGTATCAAGATAACGAAAAATTGATTTCTTATGTAATTCAGTAACTTTTCTATCTTTACTGACACTTGATATCATAGATAAATCACCTTCACCAACATTGTGCATCTTCAGACTATCATATATTCGAGTTATGAATTCTCCATCAAGAGATGTAGCATAAACTTCACCTTTGACTTTCTCATTAGCTAAAAAATGTAAACCAACTATACTGTAACCGTAACTACTATTTATAATTAAAGGCATGCCACAGTCTCCCACTGAAGTAGAAGTTTCACACTGACCACTCCAAAGATTATGTTTACTATCAATATTGAAAGTTTTATCGACAATTTTACGCTCAGGTAGTAATTTTATTTTCTTCACAGAACTAGTAATGACTTTACCTTCACTAGATCTATTTACATAAGAACCATTAAAAACACCATTGCTTTCACCTTTCTGAATATATTGGTATATCTTCTTTTTAGGTGGTAAACATCTCAATGTTAAGAAACATAAATCTCGTTCAGGGATACGATGAACGTCGCTCTCACCAATCGAAAATTCAGCGTTGGAATTAACACCTTTAGCATGTGTGAAGATCATATTGATTATACCACTTGAACTAACATTACAAATATTGTGGTTATTTGTTACATATATATGACCACCTAAAGCTAACATCCTTCCTCTGCGACATTCCTTTTTACTATTGGTGAGTGTAAAATAACAAACATTTTGAGAGATTTTACTACAAAAATCCTCGAAAGAAACACTCTTAGATGAAGCACTTTCTCTAGTGAAGTTGGCAGTTGAAAGATCAAATGCATTATTATACCAAACATTTTCCCTACCAGAGAGTTCTGAGACAGGCCTAGTTCCCACATCAGCTGATGAAATTACACCGAACAAATTACGCTCTTCTTGCAAAAACTCTTGTTCTTCTTTATCACCCTGAGGTGTCAATGTTTTATACATTTTCCAAAATGTAATTATAGACGTTAGGGTAACTACGAGAGTAGCACAAATAGCAGGTTGGCCCATTGCTCTCATCATACGATTTCCCATATTGGTCCAATCTATAGCGTTAACTTGACGCGCAATACGACCATACTGGTAATTATATAAACTAATATTACGTTTCATCCATGTATAATAAGAAATAAATAATATTATTTTAGCAACATCTGGGTGATCAACTACACGTTTAAATAATTTTTGAGCACATTTCCACCAAACATAAAAAAGTGCTACAAAACAAGATAGTGCTCCTATAGATTCCATATATCCTTGAGGTCGGATTGTACATAGAGTATCAGGAAGATTACAACACAAACATAATTCTGTATTTAACATCAAGCTATTACACGATTCAACTCGTGTTTGATCAGCATTGAATTTAATTATAGCTTCACTTAACCATAATAATAATTCTCTTATCTCTACACTCTCGTGAATAGTTTCTACAGAAGCATATCGTTTACCATGTGAGATGGGTATAGGACGAACAACTTCAACTTTAAAATTCCATAAATTAGGATAAGCAACATCGCTATCAACCTTGGATGAATTAAGCATTCCACGTTCATCCTTATATTCATCTTTAACTGTAGGTGTAATTATAAATGGGAATCGACGTTGTACCGCCGATGGACAAGAAAAATAATGATAAGCATTGAGGTTCTTTACATTAGTTGTGGCTATTACTAATTTGCCTCTAAAAGGTGTAGTTCCTTTCATACTTAATGAAGCTTGATCAGGGCAAAAAGCTTGATTGTTCATAGTTTGAATGACCACATTAAGAGAACCAGGATCTCCAAGATTTGGGTCTTCATTAGCTATATCATCAAGAATAACTGTATGTTGTGAGGTTAAAAAA